ATCGCCAAATTCCAGAATATAGGCTTGCGTGACGCTAAACTCAAAAGGCAAAAGCCGCGTAGCGTCAGCGCTTGTCTTTACGGTGGCGGCGTAATACGTCCCGCCACGCCGCGCCGCTGGTCCGTGCTTTTGAACCAGCATATTCGTCATGGTTTGTACGCCATTGGCATATTTTGAAATATCAACGCGCCCGTACAGCTTCGGAGACAACTCCCCAGCCGTAAAGTTGGTGTTCATTGGCGCGGAGCGAGGCATTAGCTTGTCCCGTTTACATCAACCGTCAAAGATGCTGCGTAATTCAACCGACTATCAAGCCAAGTATCAGCTACAATCTGCGGCTCTCCGCTTTCTTGCCCGTCAATCGACCGCGCATCCGTAATTTTCATGCGGTAAACTTCCATCATGTTTTGATAGAGTCTGTTACTATCAGCCAGCGGGATCGCTAACTCAGCCGCTAATCGTGCGGAAAGTGCCTCAACAAACATCGGATCGTATTGCGTTGGGTCTGTGATCTCGGCCAGATAAATAATTTTTGCTGTTCCTTCGTCGGTCAGAAGGTTACGACCTTCAATCACATAAAGCATGTCTTTTTCTTCCATTTGAATCACTCGCAAGCAATCCGTAGGAAGCGCAAAAGAGTTTCCATAGCCAAAAGCCGGGGCGGTATCGTTAAGAGCAAGCTGCACACGCCGAAGCGCGAAATTCCAAATGTGATCCCGCAAAACAGCGTTACGCACTTGGTTAAAAATCAAATTGACAGCACGCGCCGCCTCACTGTTTTCCGTAAAACTAATAATAGAAGAAGCGCCGATGCGAATTAGAGCGTTGTTGGCAATTTGCACGTTAGATGTAGACATTCAGCACCTCAAAATGGTTAGGGGAGAGCCAAAGCTCTCCCCGTTTCCATTAGCTGTTGGAGAAATACAGATCAACAACCAAAGTGCCGGAAGCCGGAAGGCTTGCAACAGCGATGGTGATGAAGATTTCTTCGTCAGCCGCAAGGTCGGTCATTGCGGCAACCGGACCAAATACTTCCGGGGTCGTGCTGGTTTTAACAGCAGCGGCTCGGTACTTGCCCGTATTGCCCGTAATGCCAACAGCAACGGTGGAGGTTCCCAGTGAGGCGCTGTTGTTAATCACGCCATACAGGAAGTTTTCACCAGCTTTTGCCTTTGCAATAACGATGGTGTCCGAAGTGGTCTGCGAAGCTAGGGTGATGGTCGCACGCTTGACACGCACATTGCCATCCACTTTGCCACCATCCGGCAAATCAACCGGAACAGTGTTAAGCAGACCGTTCATTTCTGCGGAGTAAAGAGTAGCCATGATCTATTCTCCTCAGCTTTCGGTGCAAGGCGCTTCAAGAACGCGCTTTTCTTCCATACGAGTGCCGCCAATGGCCATCGAAAGGAATACTTGGGTCGCATAGTTCTTGTCAGCACGCTCACTGATTTTGGTCACAACGTCTTGACCGAGGCCAAGCAGCAGACCGTCCATTTGGAAGGCGAAGCAGCGGCGGTCGCCGTTGCCATCCACCGGCACCAACTTGGAACCGTCGATGCGGTTGCCGTTGACGCTGATGAATTTGAAGCCCATGAACGTATCGACTTCGCCACGAGCCAGTGCCTTGACCGTATTGAAATCCGAACTTTTGATTTCAGTGGTGTTCAGCAGAGATTTGATCTGGCTGGCGGTGCAAACGATGCAACGGCCTTCGTCCGGCACATCGTCGCCGTCAAAGGTTTCTTTGATCGAAAGCAGAGTCGTCAGGTTCATGTTAGACGCTTGCGCCGAAAGGGCGGTTTGCGCTGCCGTTGCCGTGGAGCCGGAAACGCCCGTGTAGGCGGTGCCGAGCGCCGCGTCGATCAGGACTTCGTCCATCGCACGACCCATCGCTTTCGCGGCGGCTTGTGCGTACTGCGAAGTCGGATCAATCAGCATCCGAACCTTGTCTTCATTGTCAATCAGGTCAGCCCAATCGAAGTCTTCCAGGGAAACCCGACGACGAGCGTGCGGGGTGTCGATCTGCGGAGTATCCGCATGACGCGACGGACGACGACGAGCGGCGGTAGCGCCGATCTGCTCAAAAAACGCATTTTTGCCGACAACAGCTTCTTCGCGAACTTCACCCCGCAACTTGGAACCATCCTGCTGGACAAGGTGCTGAACATTCGCTGAATACTGCTCGACAAAGGCGGTAGTAACTTGAACGGACATGATCCATTCTCCTTTGTTGAATGTTACAGTTTGGTTTTGCGGGGTGTCGCCAGTATGACGGCCCAAAAGCGCCTAAACTCTTGAGCGGGTCCGATGCGGAGTGTCCACAAAGATTAAAAGGCGTGGCTAATATAGCACACTGTGGCAATAATGGAACATAAAAAAACCCCCCACCGACGATGCTTGTCGGCAGGGGGCGCGACAGGGAGGAAAAGGGGAAACTCACCCGTCGCTTTTTGGTGGCCGACCTCGACGCTTTGGCCTTTCGTCGCCTTCCTTGATCCAATCATAATATGTTTGAGCGTTCCTGACCGTCAGGTCTGGCTGACCGGCTTGACCCAACTCAAGGCATTTTAGTTTCAATTCCTCTTCAGTCATGCCGCGTCACCGTGAGCGCGTTCAAACAAACGCTGCACTTGCTTGACCAAGCCAGCGTGTTCTGGATGACGGCGGTTCGTATAAGCTGGGTTTGCCATAATCTTTTGAGCCTCCATGCGCGCTTCCTCTGGCGTTAGAGCCGTCTGCCCGCCGTTTGTCGGTCCAATAAGTTCTTTGTCCGGCATTGTTGCCTTGGCGATCTGTGCGAATGCTTCAAGCACGGCGGGGTGATTGCCGAGACCAGATGCGTCCATAACGCCAGCAAGTTCATCACCTCCGTACTTTTCAAACGCTTTCTTTGCAAAATCGACATTCTGATCGTAAGCCCTACCCCATTTTTCACGAAGCGCCGCCTCGCCTTTTTCTAGCGAAGCTGCTTGTTGGTCGGCCATTTGCGACATGCCTTGACCTTGCAATTCAGCGTACCAACCAAACAACTCGGAGACTTGCTGCTGGTTCATGCCAAGTGAATGCGCCTTTTCCCGAAAAGCGTTCATCGTGCCTTCGTCAAATGCCGACTTCACTTCGTCTGGGATATTGTCCGGAAAAGCCAATTCGTATTCAGTCGCATCCTCTGGGCGACCGAGGAAATTGTAAACATCGTTCCAATCGTCCTCGGTGACGGGCTTGGTGATCTTATCCCGACCAAGATGCGATTGAAGGTTGATATGCGCTGCCGCCAGCTTTTCGATGCTGTCGTATTTGCCAAGTGTGGGGTTTTCTCGAATGTCCTCCGGCAAGGACGAGCGCCATGTTTCTTCTGCGGCGTTCGCTTCCGGTGCCGCAGTATCCGCTTGAGCGGGTGCGTTTTCTTCAGACATTACTTTCAATCTCCTGTGCTAATTCAAGAAACCGCTCCGGTGTTTCATCCAAAGCGGTAAGGATCATAAGGGCGGCGTTACGCATACCCTCATTAAAAATGGCGTCCTCCGACCTTTGTCCGTGGACATAGGACGGCTGTAGGACGCCACATTCACGGCAGATGTGAGACAAGACGCGCTTGCCCTCATTGCTGCCGAACACTAAACGATAATCAGCTTTGAGCGACTTCGTTGGCTGACTTTGCGACATTTACACCCCTTTCGATCAAGCCCATCGCTTGTTCACCTGCCGCCATTTGCTGCATCATGGCTTGGGCTTGCGCTTGGGCTTGTTGTTCTTCTTGAATTTCCTGATCTGTCTTAAGCAGTTGCGGTGGCACGCCGTTAATATCAGCGATATATCGCACCGTGTCTGCGCCTTTAATCGTTGCGGCTGCTTGCGGGTCAAACGCCGCAACCGGGCCAGCCAATTCAAGCGTCCGCATAATGCCTTGCGTTTCTTGCTGGCGCTGCGCTCGTGCCAGCGGCGACACGTATTCAATTTGAAGATCAGCGCCTTCGATCACTTCCGGCGGCATCGGCATGCGGTCAGAACGAACCAGCACGCCAAAGATGCGCTCAATCATTGGGCCGAGAAATTCAGATTGCAAGCGCCCCAAGGTTGGGCCAAGCAGTCGCAACGTGCGCTCTGTGCGTTCAATGACTTCCGTCGCAGTCATCTGCGGCCCACCTTGGAACTGCAACTGATCCAAATAAAACGTCATGCGTACACGGTTGCGTACATCTTCCATCATTTCAAAACTGATCGGAATGTTATCGCCCGTCAAAAGCGGCTCAATACGAGCGCCGGACGATGCGCGGTAATAATTCAACCCTCCGGGAATAGTACGGACGGGACCAAGCACGCCGTCGTCGGGAACGAGCAACGGCGGATCAACAATCTTCTGCCCCGCCTTG